GTCATTGGCATTTCAGCGCCAACCATTCTTAAGAATCCAGATAGAGTACGGTTTCCGTATCTTTCTACTTCTTGTTCATAAATTTCTGGTAAATATTGTTGCGCAAAATCATTTGCTCCACCGTTAAATGCTAAATAAGCAGAAGGAGATGGAGTCTGAATCGGACTTGGAACAATAGCACCAAATTGTGGATTTAAACTCATAATTGTTTAATTTTTTTTAGTTAAATTTTCTTGTTTTTATTTTTAATTTAGAAGAATCAGCACCAGAAATTGATTTCACTTTAAATCCGTTGACAAAAACCTCACCTTGTTGGGTTCTAGCTTTTATTGGCGATAAGTTTTTAGACTTGTTCACCACTTCTTTAACTGCGTCAGCTTTTCCTTGCTCATAAAAATGAGTTGCAATTCTATCTACGTTGTCAGCGGCATATATAGCTTTATGATAACCTTTTGTATCAGTAACATTACCTTCCGTGTCCAGGAACTTCCCGACTAGATTATTAATGTTTGATTGGTTTTCTGCAACTTTATCTACGTCTTTAATATTGTACTTAAATCTTTTTTCTCCAACTTTAATATCGAAACCTTCGAAATTATTGTTAAATAGTTCTTTAGTACTTTTTTGAAATACATCATGTTGTTGCTCAGCTAGTTCTTGCTGCTTATTATAGCGATTGAAAAACTCAGTAGCTTTTTGTTGGTCTTTAGTTACTCCAGGTCTCAACTTGATTTCCTCGTAGTATTTTTTCTTAGTTTCCTCTAAAAAGTCTTTTGCTTTAGCAATCTCTTCTTTTTTAGCGAGTTTTTTCTTTTTGACGTCACGCTCTTCGTCAAGATCTGTATCGAAATCGAAGCTTTCTTCCATTATAAAATCTATTTCTTCACCGTTTAAGTGAGGTTTTGATTTTTTATAATATTCTTTTAATAAGGTGTTTTCATCAACAGTAGAATAATCTGCATTAAGTCTAGTGTAATCCTCTATAGTGCCACCAGTTTCTTCCATAAAATCTACTAGCTTTTCAATGTTTTCAGGTAATTCTTTACCCAAAACCTTTTCATCTCTAATAGCTTCTTTTACTTCTTTAGTAACTTGCTTTACTTCTTCTTCAATTATTTCTTTGATTGGAGAAAACCCTTCAGCAGTCTCGTTGGACTCTTGTATAGGTTCTCCCACCTCTGCGCTATCTCCGGATGGTTTTTCCACAGGTACTTCCTTTGTTTCTCCGATTTGAATGGCATTAGTTTCTTCTTTTTTAATTGCTTCGTTAGGTATTTTTACTTTAATAACATCATTAGGTATTTCTACCAATGGTTCTTTAATATTAACTTTAACAATTTCTTGTTTTGAGTCACCTAATTGCTTCATTTTTTTTGGCTTAGACTTTATTTTAAAGTCTCCTTCCTGTTTAACAGGTTCATTTGTTTTTACTTCTGACATAATATAATATAATTAAATAATTAATAAAATTACACTGTTGGCATAATACCTGTAGTGTCTTGTTCTTCAAAATTTATTGGTAATAAATCATTTTTTCTTTGACTTATCATTTGACTTTGCTGCGTACCTTCCATTTTTATACGCTTATCTTTACGATCTTCAATCATTTTTTCTTTTTGTCCAATAGCTTCCATATCCATTTGCTTCAATTGCATATCAAACTGGTGTTTTGTTTGCATTTTTTGTTGCTCTAATTGAGCAGCTAATTGCATACGTTCTATCTCCATTTGGTTAGTAGCTTTTTCAAATTGTACTTTAGAACCTGATATAGCTTCTTGCTTTTGTACTTCTGACATTGCTATTTTTTCAGCAGCACTAGCTTGTGCTTGAGCCTGCGCATCCGCTTGTTCAAGAGCGTTTTCCTGTTCTTGATTCGCTTTACTTTTTCTTTTTATTTTAAGCATTTGATTAGCTAGTTTAAGATTTTTAATTTGTCTTAAATCTATAGCGTCTTCTAAATCAATACCACCTGATTGTAATGCTACTTGAATATTTTGCTCTAATTGTTGTTTTTCTTCTTCGTCTGGTTCTAATTCTAAGAATATACCAAAGTCATGTAAGTTTAGATTACTTATCTCCGTTAAAGTATTTACATTGTAATTAGATATACTATTAACTAAAGACTCTGCAGTTAAAGGAAACTGTAAAGCATCCGCTATTTTTAAAGCTATATTTTCTGCTGTTCTAAGAGTTATATATAAACCAGCTTGTTTTATATGTCTAGTAGCTACATTTGAAGCATTAGCTGCCATTTTTTGTAAACCAACTAATGTTTGTTTATCTGGAGTGCTACCATCTCTAGCTTCATTAAGACCAGTCACATCACGTATCATTTGTAAGTAATACTGATAAGTGCTTATTAATGATTGTATCTTACCTTGCCCACTAGAGCTGTTTAATTCTTGTATAGGAATTTTCCCAGGATTCATATCACCATCTTGGGTGAGTGATCTACCGACGATAGAACCAGTTTGGAAATACATGTTTAATGCTTCTGCTGGATTATAATTTGTGCCATTACCTAAGTCAACTTCAGCTAAACCATCCATATCTAAATAAACACCATCTGGCACCATTTTAGACATCACTTGCTGTAGTTTTAAATGAGTAAGCTGTATCATATCAGCAAAACCAATACATTTACCTACAAGTGATTCTATTCTACCTTTGTAGATTCTAGGCGCGCAAATAGAATAATTCATTTCTACTTTAGTCGTATCAGCAAGAGGTCTTGACATGTTCTCTGCCATTTCCCACTTTAACATCGTATCAGTTCCTAAAACTTTAGCGCCAGTATATAAAACTTCTATAGATCTTGATACTCTTTCAAAATTATCATTTTCTGGTGGATCAAACGTATCTGGCTTTTCTAAAGCTTTCATTAATCCTTGATCAGTTTGTTTTATTTTAAATACTTGATTTTGATAAGTCTTATAATCAAAATACATAACTTGTACGGTGTTCTCGTCGTAATTACCCCAACCAGTTAAGTATTGTTTATTACCAGGCATTTTCTGTATACGCTCTAATTCTTCATTACTAATATCTGGAAACTCTTTTTTGAGTTCTGGTATTGTTATAGATTTAACCTCACCTACGTAATATATATCTTCAAAATTTGGATCTTCTGTGTAAGAATAAACCATATAAGCAGGATCGACATAATCAACTGTAATTCCTTCAGCAGTATTAAAGTTAGTTTTAGCAGCTGCAATACCACATACAGTTAAATCCATATTTAACCTACGTCTTATAAGATCATATTTGTTTTGTGCAAATACAGCTGATATAGCTTCTTCTTCTGCTATTTCTATACTTTGTTTATATGACAGTTGCATGTGTAATTCTAACTCTTCTGGAGATTCTGGTAAATTAGCTGGATCAAGACTTTGATATAAATCTAAACCTAAACTGTCTTTTAATCCTTCTAAAAAATCTCTAGCTATCATATCTTCTTGTATTTTAGAAGCATATTTAGTTCTAGCTTTTACTGACTCAGGGTCTTGAGCATAAGCTTTTATATCATAACTTTTTTGTGATATACCATTTACAACTATATCAACAAATTTAGATAATATAGGAACTGGTTGCCAGTCTAAATTAAGATAAGACAAATCACCATTAATAGATAACTCGTCTTTGTATTTTTGTACACTTTGTTCTCCACGAGCGTATAATCTTAATTGATGAAATTGATTCCAATTAGTTAAATATCTATTACCTGTAGTTCTTCCAGAACGAAACCACTCATATTCAATAGCCATAGCCACTTGACTTCCGTATTCAACACTTGCTTTTTCAGCATCACTCACTACTTGACTAGGAAAAGCACTATTGGTATTAGTATATATATTCATTAATTTATAATTTTTGATAAAGTTCCTTTGTTATTGTATCTTTTTATACCTAAATCAACCGGTTTTAATTTAGTCTTACTAACAGGTGTATATCTATGTTTATTACAAGCCATCAAAGCTAGACCAGAACTAATAGACGCATCATGTGTTGTTCTGTTGTTTATATTAAACCTAGACCAGTCTTCTAGAGTTCGTTGAAAATACATATCACCATACCCTGTTTCTTTTAAACCTACGTATGTTTCTATATATGTTTCTATAGCTGAAGCGTGAGCTTGTTTTATATCTTCACTAGAGTTAGGTATTCCACCAATCTCTCTTTCTGTTACAGATAATTTATTTCTTTTTTTATCAGGTCTATTCATTGCAAAACCTCTATAACCTCTACGTTTAAAGTAATACAATAATCTAGGTTTATTATTTTCTGCTAGTATTGGCATACCATAAAATACACAAGCCATAAGTACATCTTCAAAAAATATTTCAGCGGTTTGTGGACGAGCGATATATTCTAGGAAAAAATGATTTGGAGGTACTTCCTCCATACTAAATTTAGTTAAGCCATGTAAAGATCCGTTAGAACCTCGTTTATCCACTGTACCTGATATATCATATGGATCACATCCAAAAGCACCACAATGCTCATTACCTGGATAACTAACACCATTTTTTAAATATCTTTTATTTTGTAATTGCAATGGTGGAACCCATGTTATATAGAATCTACCTTGTTTGCTTGGCGCAAATATTACTCTAGTATCTTTTTCACTATTTTCCCATTGAAAGTTTCCTTGCGTAACTGAGAGTGAATTTTTTAAATCTTCATTAAAATCTATCTGTTGATAGATCTTAGTTAGATTAAATAAAGATTGTTTTGATTCGTCTCTAAAAGCGTGTTTAGTTGTACGAGGAAACTGTCTGTAAAATTCATTTAAACCATCTTGATCGTCTTTAAGACCTTCTACCTCGTTCTGCCAATATTCAATGACCCCAATTTTGATTCGTATTCCATGAGGTCCAAACACTTTTTCTGATGGAGTTTCGAAGACAGGGTAGCCATAAGAATCAATGTATCCTTCGTAATTCCATTCCATAGGAATGAACAAAGAATAGAGTCCTGAGCGTGTCTGTCCATTTGCGTTTCTTTTTGTAACATCTGAGTCATCATATAATTTTTTAAAATTTCTACCACCTTTGTCTAAAGAGTTTGATGTTGATCCCATCATACACTTGCCAATAACTCTAGAACCTAACCTTAATGTTGTTTTAGTAACACGCCAATTATTTTGTATATCATTAGGTCTTTCCCATTTACCACTTTCATCGTGTACTAATAACCTTAGTTTTTCACCATCATAAGCATTGTCCCCAGTGTTTTTCCAATCAATAGTTGTATCAAGCCCTG